CCCCGCGCGACACCTGCGCCTATCTGGCCAAGCTGTGGAGCCTGACCCGCGCCTCACTCAAGCGCAATGAGTTACCTGTCTACGGCTTTCGGGTATGCGAGCCTCACCACGATGGAACCCCGCACTGGCACATGCTGCTGTTTATGCGCCCGTCAGACCGCAATGCGGTGATCAGCACCCTGCAGCACTACGCCCTGACCGACGACAAGAGCGAGCTGGTGCGGGTCCCCATGGCCGCCCCCACCTTTACCGATATCACGCCCCGGTTCGACTGGAAGATGATCGACCCGGCCAAGGGTGATGCGACCGGCTATCTCGCCAAGTACATCGCCAAGAACATCGACGGCGCCTATGTCGGTGACGACGAAGAGGCAAACACTCCAGCCGACCAAGGCGCGCTGCATGCGTGCGCATGGGCCAGTTGGTGGGGGATCCGCACCTTCCAGCAGATCGGCGGCGCACCGGTCGGGGTATGGCGCGAGCTGCGCCGCATCAGCAACGCCAAGAAGAACGGCGATCTGGTGGGGCCACCCAAGCCAGTGCTGCAAGACCCGCGCTTTGAGGCGGCCCGCTATGCCGCCGATAACGCCATCTTTCGCTGCTACCTCGAAGCCATGGGCGGCGCACTGGCCACCCGTGCCGAGCACCCCATCAAGCTGGCCCACCTCATCGAAGAGCAGGCCAACAGCTACGGCGAAGACATCAAGCGCCTGATGGGGTTGCACACCGCTCGCCTGGGTATCAAGACCCGCCTGCAAGGGTGGGAAGTTGTGCCAGCAGGCACCTTTGAGGCCACCAAGGCCGCCGGGGCTTCGGTGGGGGGTGTTGGGGTTAAGACGGGCGACAGCCCGGCACCTTGGAGCTCTGACAATAACTGTACGCAGCCGGATCCTGAGGCATTCGCGGATCAGTTGATGGCAGAGCAATGGGGTTTATCTCCCTTCTCCATCGGGCGTTTACGGGCAGGATCCAGCGTCAGCGCGGACGGCTTCACCCTCTGGCTGGAGAACGGCCAGGTGCAGTCGAGCCGGGCGATCCCGAGCGAGCCGGATTGGCAGCCAGAAGGCCAGGTGCCAGCCGAACAGGGCCAGCCGGATGAGTACGCGGTACCGGAAGGCGATGAGGACTGGCCGACGCTGGTTGAGCTCTGCGGCAAGGTCTACCAGGCACAGGGCCACGCCGGGGCGCACCGCTGGATCGAGATGCTGCCTGAGCCCTATCAGTCCGAGATGTGGCGCGTGCTGGAAGGGCTGGATGCGCCGGAGTGGATACAGGAACAGGACGACTACAGCGAGGAGTGGGCATGAACATGAGTAGCAAACAGACCGTCAGCCGCGAAGAGTACCGCCGCCTGGATAACCGGGTGACCTGCATCCTGCAGCAGCGCTGGCCAGCCAACGAGATCAGCCAGTGGGTGGGGATGCTCAAGGGCAAACAGCAGGCCGTGGCCTGCGCCATCCTGCGCCGTCGCCATCCACGCCCATCGCTGCTGGCCCTGCCGGCCATCGCCGCCGAGGTGCCGAACCCGTTTCAGGCCAAGTCCAGTCGCCCCACCGTGCCAGTGCTGACAGCTGATGGCCGCCCTATTGGCCGCCGCCATATCGTGGACGGGCTCACCCCTGTGGCCATCGACCAGAGCGGCACCATCCGGTGCGCCGTCACTGGCCTCACCCTCTTTATCGCCCCGGGCAGTACCACTGACCGCGCCAACCCGGGCGCCGCCGCACAGCTCAACCCAACATACCAGCCAGCTCTGCACCAGGTAGTGGCTGACCATCGTCAAATCGAAACAGGAGAGTAACCATGAATAACGTCATGCTGGATCTGGAAACCATGGGCAAAGGCCCCCACGCGGCCATCGTCACCATCGGGGCCGTGTTCTTTGACCCGATGACCGGTGAACTGGGCGCCGAGTTCGAGGCGCATATCGACCTACGAGATAGCGCACGGTTTGGGGAGATGGACCCTGACACTGTGCTGTGGTGGCTGGGGCAGAGTGATGAAGCACGTGCGGCCATTGCCTATGACGTAGATGGCGAAAAGCGGATGGCACTTCTCCAGGCACTGCAAAAGTTTCAGGAGTGGCTGATGGCCAACGGGCAAGAAGGCAAACGACCCTATGTGTGGGGTAACGGTGCTGGGTTTGACTGCACCATCATGGCCAACGCCTATGAAGCGGTAAGAAAAGTGCGCTTCATTGGCTACTGGAACGGATTCCAGGATAGGGATGTGCGCACCGTTGTTGATATGGGGCGTGACCTGCTGGGCTTTGACCCGAAAAAAGACATGCCATTCGAGGGGGTTGCCCACCGAGCGCTGGACGATGCCAAGCATCAGGCCCGCTATGTCAGCGCTATCTATCAGGCGCTGGCTTCAAATCAAAACCAAAAAGGAGAGTAATGATGAAAAACGCTGATATGCCGGCCATGCCTGTATCTGGGTCTGATGGGCAGCCAATAGATGTCTTTTCGCTGACCTATGGCCGAGGATCAAATTTGGTCTCAAGTGGTATGACAGTTGGCATGACAAAACGCGAAATGATGGCGATGCACTTCAGTGCAGCCCTGATGAACAACCCGAATTGGGATGACATGACGCAAAATGATGTTGCGATGTTTGCTGTCGGCCAAGCGGATGCCACGCTCAGGGCGCTGGAAGAGTGATAAGTATCGTCACTGTGGCAATCGCCCATGACAGGCTTGTGTTGCGCTCCCCCAATACGGGGAGCGCAAATTGAGGATTTGACGAAAGAGCAGCAGACATAAGCACGATAAATACATCAGATGCAATCGAAGCCAATAATTACGCCTGCTTGAGATGGAGGACACATGAAGCACGACAACGACCATCTGAAATTCCCGTCGGGCAATACGGTTGAATTTTGCCGCAAGAAAGCCAAAAAGCTGGTGAAGGAAGAGAAGGCGAAAGGTAAGGAATTGAAGCTATCCAGAGCTCTGGACGTGGTAGCCATCAGCAACGGGATCCCGGGAGGCTGGGCCGAGGCAATGAATCAGATGGAGATGGAGGCTGCATGCTCCACGAAATGAAAGACTGGATTCGTCGCCATGTTGAGGCATGGCTGGTACTGCTGGCCGCCAAAATCCTGATCGGCCGGAACGTTCATCGCAGCAAGGTCGTGTCTCGCAAGGACAACAACGACATGTGGTATATGGCCGAAAGTCTGGAGCAGATAGCCAAGCGGATGCGGAACAAGTACGAGGGGCCGAAAGCATGAGCCTATTTCAATGTGAGCACTGCGGTTGCTGCGAGAACACCGCACTATCAAGCCAGGGATTCGTCAATGGAATGGAGCGTTTTTATGACTGGTCGTATGCACAAGAACGAAAAGGATTGAAGCTTTGTAGCGCATGCGGCCCGACCAGCTTCGCATCTGGCAAGCCAACTGAATACGGAAAGTGGCATGGTCGTTTCCCCAGAACGTTTCTGCCGATGGGGATGTTTCACACCAACCGCGTCGGCAACTTGGCACACAACGAAACCGGCAGCGAGAATTTTCGGGATTTTGAGATAGCCAGTAAGGAAGGCGAGGAGGCCGCATGCACCACGAACTGAAAATCCTGCCGCGCTACTTCCAGCCGGTACTGGACGGCGCCAAGCCGTTCGAGATCCGCGACAACTCTGACCGCGGCTTTCAAGAGGGCGATACCGTCACCATCAACGAGTGGGACGGCGAACGCTACACCGGCCGCAGCGCCAAACGCCAGATCACCTTCGTCACCGACTATGCCCAGCAGCCGGGCTATGTGGTGTTCGGGATGAAGGAGCATGCGGTATGACTGACATCATCAACCGCGCCGACGTCGAGCGCCTGCTGCCGCTCTGCCAGCGGCTCTGGCCCATCCTCCATCAACACCCGCCGGGATCGGCGGGTCGTGCCGCCATCACCAGCACGCTCGACAACATGCCGGCCACTGACCGCCATCTCTGCGCTCTGCTGCTCGACCGCATGGAGCGGGTCATCCGGTTCGAGGATACCTGGTTCCCGTTCTACCAGGGCGAGCTGGACACCATCACCCAACCCAAGAAGGCAAAGCGGGTGCTGCCTGTCGGCCCAGCTCCCAAGCAAGTATGGAAGGCCACCCGGGCGCGACAGGGAGCGTTTGCCAGAAGGAGGGCTGTATGAGCAAACCAAAGGAGGCGAGGGAGCGAAAGCAGGCCCAGCGTGCGAGACAGTCAGCTCTAGGCATCACTCGCGTTGAGGTTAGGATGTCAGAACGGGAGCGCCAGCAACTCAACCACCTACGCATTGTTCGGGCTGGCAGCGGTCAGCCTTATTCTGCCGACGCATGCTCAAAAAAGTCAGGTCAAAGATGAAAGGATCTGACGGAAAGTGAGGGATCGCAAAAAGGATCCGTTATCACCCGCGCGGCCAGCGCTGGAGCGGGGAGCCGTTTCCCGACCCCAGTCGTTCACCTGCATGATTTTCCACACATAAAGCGGGCAGGCGAGGCGGGGTAACGACTGCGCGCGCTGGGTGCTGGCGGGGGTGGGTAGGCTGAACCTGCCGCCCTGTGGCGACGTTTGAGGGTATGGGAGTGTTTTGGCAGCGGGTTAGTGGGCCGATGCCGTAGCGGAGCGCTCAGGCCGCCAGATGAGAGGCAAAAAAAAGCCCACTCGGTGAGGGGGCTTTAATGTGAAACCACGAACACACACAGACTCCAGGTGCTCGATGTATCTATAACCTCGCCTATTCGGCCTGCCCTGTCAGATCTGACAGTCGATAGGGATTGAACCGGATGATCTCCTCCCCCGCCCAATCATTGAGCGCCAGCAGGCTGGCCTTGATGCTGTCTATCTCGTTGATGTCGAACACCTGGGCGGCCTTGGTCACATCGCCAAACCCGCCGGTGCTGTTGGGCATGACCCCCATCAACTGGGGCGGCACCCGGTGGCTGGCGAGCTGGTCATCCCGGCTCACGTTCTTGATGCTAAGGAAGTCATCCTTGGCGGCCACCTCGGCCACCGGGATCAGCTTCACCCCGTCCTTGCTGCCGCCCGGGGTGTAGAGCAGCAGGTTGCGGAAGTTGCCGGGCCCCTTGCTCTGGCGCAGGGCTTCTTTGAGCTTGGCGATGTCCCCTTCGTTCTGCACCGCGTCGGTGATGTGCATGATGAAGCCCGCGTGGCTACCGTTCTCGTAGTAGCGGCGGCGGAACAGGGTGGCCGACTCGTTAAGCAGGGTCGAGTTGAGCCCGCCCACGTAGTCGGGGATGCCGTAGATTTCCTGGTTGATGTCGCTCTCCATCACATGGCCCACCCGTCCGGTCGGAATCGCCTGCTCTTGCCAGGGCTGGGCAATCCACCAATAGGTGTCCAAGTCCAGAGCACGCCGGGTGTACTTGGCGCGCAGGTGGTCATAGCGCAGCACCCCGCCGAGTCGGTTCTGCACCGCCTGCAGATAGCCGTTGCCGAAGATCAGATAGTCCAGCGCCAGTCCGGTGAAGGCGGCCAGGCTCAGTTTCGAGTGCGGGATGAAGCAGGAGCGCAGGATGTTGCGCTTCACCTGGATGGCCGAGGCGTGATGCACCCCGGCCCGATAGACCCGGGACAGCCCATTGAGGGAGAGGGGCGGCTCATACCAGCGGCCATTGTGCATGGCCTCCAGGTAATCGAACACCTCCCGCTGACTGAGCAC